GACCCCTGCCCAAATCGAAAAAATGACAAGCGCCCAAGCAATAAGCGCCAAAGCACACTACACCCCACAAGGCGAATGCCGCCTGCATCTTAAGTGCATCGGCACCGAAGGCCGCAGCATTTCCCTCCCTTGGGATTACTCACTCAACACGTCCAAGGACCAAGCCTTTAAATGGCTTGAGATGGCCGGAATGTCACCGAACGAGGCCGACTACATAATTCTTTCCCTCCGTGACAACTACACCATTGTTCCAACGCCCGAATACTACACCCTTTAAAATTTTAGCCATGACCCTAAACCTTCGCCAATTGTTGCACGACATCACGGCCCCAATGCCTAACGAAAAAAAGGACGGCATCATTATCTACGGGGACGAATGCATACACCCCGGACACCCCATGTACGACTACTTCAAAAAGTAATTTTTCAAAAACTCTAAAAAATCAGAAACCATGCAAAAGACAATTAAAGCCCAAGCCCTTGAATTCATCGCATCTAACCCATGCAAACGTAAAGAAGTTGTAAAGTTCATATTGGACCTTAATGGTTCCACCACCGAATGGACCCGGGGATACTATGGAACCAATTTCCTGACTTGGGACTCGGAAGGCTTAATCAGGAGAGTGAACGGCACGTATTACGTGACCCCGCTTGGCCGTAAATACATAAAGGACCCTAACGTACTACGTAAGGCGAACGCAAAGAAACGAGCCGAAGCGAAGGAATCGAAACTCGAATACTACCAAAAGACCGCCCGTGAGTTTTTCCATATCATCAAGACGGCCGAGCAATTGGTCGAGGCTATGGGCTACGATTTCGACCGAATGAGCCAAAGCGGAAAACGCACTCTATTGACTATGGAGCGAACTCTCAAATCCTACCAAAAAAACCACTAAACACACACCCTAAAAAATCCCCGGAAATTATGAAAATGCCCGAAATTACAAAATACACGGAGGCCCAGATCCGTAAGCGCCTTCGCCAGCTTTTTAACGAAGCGACTTCAGACGAATTGCAAAGCGGATTGAATTGGTACAAAGAAGCCAATCAAATTTGCAAGGATTACGCCCTCTCGTTTAAGCAAAGCCCCGAAGTAGTGGCGAACGTATTGAGCGCATTAAGCCCCCGAAATAAGTGGCTGCGGAACGTAGGCGATACATGGCGTGTATTAGATGCCGCAAATAGAAACGTACGGCCGGAACTTATTAGCGTATGCACATTTAATACGAATAAATTCAAGGCGTTCGATATTGCAAGGAATGGCGTGACCATCAAAAAAACTTCACCCAAAACTCATGCCTTTGTGCGAAACATTGCGGAACTTGACGAAAACTTCGTGACTATTGACGTATGGCATTTGCGGGCCTGCTTTGGCGAAACAATCGAAACCGGACTGACCCCAAAGAAGTACGAAAAATTGCAAGCCATTACGATTTCCGAAGCCCAGAAAATCGGGCTTAAAGGCTACCAATTCCAAGCCGTAGTGTGGGAAGTAATCCGAAACAACTATTGAAATTATGTTTAAAAAAGTTAAAACACCCCAAGATTTAGCCTTGCTCATTATTGGATTTTTCACCATATTCGCAGGACTGACCGCATTCATGGCGATTGCTGCCCTAATCATCAAGGGTGCCGGAGAATTAGATAAACTTTTATTTTAAAATTCAAAAACTATGGAAAGAGAAATCGTAACCCACTACTCGCAGCAGGCCGCAGCCGAACTAATCAAATTTCACGTTCAACTAATCCAAAAACTCCAAAGCGAGAACGAGCGATTGAAAGAGGAATTGAACGCCTGCTATTCCCAGATCCTATAAAAATTTGAAAAATCCTTAAACACCCAAAACATGAAAAAAATCCAAGTTGTAGTACAAGCCACATACATTGCAGAAATATTGGTCCATGATGATGAGAGATTCCATGATGACGATGTTTTGCTCGAGGAAATGGACGATTTGATTTTCAAAAACAAAATCGATCCCATCAACATGAAAATCACTTCTAAAATTTATCAATCATGAGAAAGCCACGAACCATAATTTCCCGGGGATTTGCTCAATTGCGAAAAGACGGGTACTTGGCCAAGCAAAGTTTCTGGTGCTGCAATTCGTGCGCATGGGGGGCAATGACTTATGTGCAAGCCGAAAAAGCCGTATTCTATCATTCGCAGGAGGCCAGCTCCCTTAAAAAGACCGGGGATGTATGGCTTGCGTGGAGTGGCGATGGCCAACATATCATCGATACGTTCTTAAATCTTGGAATGAACCCTTTAGACATTGAATGGGACGGAAGCCTCGATAGCAAAATTCTTTTGCGAAATACTTGGGTATATTAATTTTTTAGTTACTTTTGAACCATGAACACACAAACACAAAAAGCGATTGAGAGCGCCAAGGCTGCGCTACAATCCAATGGCCACATCTTCACAGTCACATTCGTAAAGAAGGACGGAACAAAGCGAACGCTCAACGGAAGGTTCGGTGTTTACAAGTATCTACGTGGTGGGACCGGGTGCCTAAAAGCTGGAAATTGGAACTTCTACGACATGAGCGATTCTTACAGATCCGTCATTCCGGAATCCATTTTGAGCATTTCTTACGATGGCCAAAACCTAAACTTTTCAACCGAAAATGAGTAAGAAAATAAATCACCTTGACCTATTCTCCGGTATCGGGGGATTTCATCTCGGGTTTGAGAAAGCCGGGTACAAGGTCAACAGTTTTTTCTCTGAAATAGACAAACACGCAATCGCAGTTTACAAACAACAATTTAAAAATTCTACCTATGTCGGTTCAGTTGCAAATCTTCGAGGAGCAGACCTCCCAAGAATTGACCTTATCACCTTTGGAAGCCCTTGTCAAGATTTCAGCCTTTCTGGAGGCCGCAAGGGCCTCGGAGGAGTTCGAAGCAGCCTTATCCTTGAGGCAATTCGGCTCATTCGGGAATGCCGACCAAGAGTTTTTGTATGGGAAAATGTTAAAGGAACTTTCTCCTCAAACTCTGGCGAAGATTTTGCGGCAATCATCCAAGCGTTTGCCCTCATTGGGGGTTATCGAATTGAATGGGAATTGCTTAATTCATCGGAATTCGTTCCGCAAAACCGGGAGCGAATTTATCTTGTCGGATATTCTACAACACCCAAGCGAGATTGGAGAGGAGTATTCCCTCTCTCATGGGGCCATCGAGAAAATCATGTCAAACGGATTAATATAGTAGGAAATCGTGGGACCGGGGGTCAGCAGGGTTTTGTCTATGGCGATGATGGAATCGCCCCCTGCGTGAACGCTCACATCTTTGCAGACCCCATGAAGATTAAGATAAACAATCCGGACGGCAGTTTCCAGCTCCGCAGGATTACACCGATTGAATGCGAGCGCCTGCAAGGGTTTCCTGATGACCACACATTGGTTGGTAATTATGACGGATCTGTTGAGCGTATTTCCAACACGCAGCGATACAAAATGTGCGGTAATGCGGTGACTGTTGACGTGGTTGCTGCCGTGGCGAACAAGTTAAAGCCCTTACTATGATACGTGACGAATATGAATTGTTGGCCTTTAACGACCTGAATGTGGCCAAGGCATACCTTGACATGGTATATAGTGTGTTCGAGTCCCTAAACAAAGATTTTGACCATAGGGCTGACGAATTGTCTACTGCCTACATCGGGTTGTATGACTTCACCGAAAAATATCGCCACCGAATGGATGACATAGGTGCGGTTACGAAATTGATTGACGAGGCCAGATCAAAGCACCGTGACGTATTGGCCAAACTCCAAGTGGCCCTTGATGAAGTGGTCCAGCTCACGGAGCAAAAAGAACGGGCGGAGTCCGATGCTATCATGCTTCAGGAAATCAATACCGGGTTGCTCGATGAAAATAAAAAAATCAAGGAGTCGCTGAAAAATTTTAAAATAATTTGAAAAATTGAGTAGTACCTATTATATTATAGATACTATAATAGTAACCATACTATAATAGTAACTATACTATAATAGTAACTATAATCCCTAAAGGGATTAATATAATAGTAACTATGAACGAGAAAAGAGAAAACTTCTACCTTGCGAACAAATTTAAGTTTGAGGTGGAACGGGTAATGGGAATCGACCTATCCGACAAGACGAGAATCATGGAATACCAAATGAGCCGGATGGCGTTTTGCTACATCGTCCGAAACGAATTGCCTAAATGTTCATATGGGGAGTTAGGCATACTGCTCAATCGTGACCATGCGACCATGATGCACTCCTACAAGCAGGCCAGATCCCTAATGCAAACAAACGACAAGACATTCGAGAAGTATTATTCAGACATAAGGATTTGCTTTGACAATGTTCGAAACTCAATAAGCGAGTCAACGCTTGTCGAGCTGGAAGGATTGAAAATGCACAACATCCTGAAGGAGTACCTTCATTCATCGAACCTAACTGAAGCACAAAAGAATCGCTCGCTTAAAATTTTAATCTCAAGAATTAATTGATATGGCCCGTAAAGACAAATTTATCCGTGACGGAGTTGAATACAGCTCCAAGAGAGAATACTACAATGCCGTAGAGCGTGGTGAGGCCAAGGACGACAAGTGCAACCCATTCCTCCTTCACTTTGGTTTCAACTATTGGGGTGACCGAGATGGTGTAGAGGCTTACGAAATGAGAAAATACCATATGCGCACGCAAAGCCCAAAAATCGCCCGAGGTGGTTCAAATGAGTGATTTGGAAAAACACCCGGCACTGTTTTACCTTTGAGATATTATCCACAAAACCCAAAATCAAATGTCAAATTACAAGTTCAAAACAACCAACATTAAAGGAAAGGAGTACGTCCAAGTAAACGACCGAATCCTATTTTTCCGTAACGAGCCGAAGTACAACAATTGGTCATTGGAGAGCGAGATTCTCTCTCTTGAGGCGGAGTCGTGCGTGATTCGTGCAACAATTCGAAACGCAGAAGGATCTGTCGTAGCCCAGGGCTTGGCCCAAGAAGACAAATCTTCCAGCTACATCAACAAGACATCGTTTGTTGAGAACGCAGAAACGTCAGCATGGGGCCGTGCATTGGCCAATCTCGGTATCGGTATCGAAACATCAATTGCATCCTCACAAGAAGTTGAGATGGCCATTGGAAAGCAGGAACTGCTTACAAAGAAGCCAATCACGCAGGAAACCCTTGACAAGATGAAGGCAGCAATAAGTGCAGGAGATGTTGAACGAGTGAAGGCGGCAATATCAAAGTTTGATATCAGCGAGGCCCAGATCAAATACATCGGATTGTAATGTTCTACTCTGACGAAGAATACTACGCAGACCGTGAGTTCCTAACGAACTCATCTCTGAAGTTGTTGCACAGATCTCCCGTGCAATTTTACCAATGGCTTACGAACACCCGTGGTAATGAAAGCACAACTGCACTTGAGGTAGGCAAGGCGTTTCACGCATTGTGTCTTGAGAACGTAGTAAACTTTGTCGGATACGATGGTACTCGCAGAGGTAAGGAATACCTTCAGTTCCGTGAGCAGAACGATGGGAAAATCGTTCTGGCCAAGAAGGATGCGGACATGATTTACGCTATGCAGAATGTTCTTATGAAAACCCCCCAAGTCATAGAACTTATGTATAACAAGGATGATGAACAACTCACGGAACTACCTTCGATATCAGAATGGGATGGTATCCCAATCAAGGGCAAGGCAGATATGGTTGTAGAGAAGAACTTCGAGCCTGCGTACCTTATTGACCTGAAGACAACGGGAGGAACGCTCGAAGAGTTCCGTAGGAGCGCAAAGTATATGCACTACGACCAACAAGCAGCAATCTATTGCAAGTTGTTTGAAGTTGATACGTTCTACTTTGTTGCAATTACAAAAAACTATCCTTACGAGGTTGGTATCTACAAGTGTTCACCACAGTTTCTTCAGCAGGGAGCAATCAAGGCCCAAGAAGCGATTGATAAATACAAAAGGCTATTCTTGAACAATAAGTTTAACCCATATAATGCAGCAGAAATCGGTGTCCTTTGACCAATTCACACAAAACGTATTAGACGTTACATCCTCGCATTGTAAGTTGACATACGATGAACTAACTACCTCTAAAAAGAAAGAGGTCGTTAATGCCCGGAGCATTGTTGCCGTAATCCTTCGTGATGGCGGAACAACGTACCAAAGCATTGCAGACATTCTTAAAGTAGACGTTTCTGGCGCTCACGCATACGTGCAGATGCACCAATCACGACTGTCTGATAAGAGTTACTCGTTAATGTATTCGAAGGTGCTTAAATCAATTGAAAGCATCGAGAGCATAGATGGCGATATTCATAGTAAGGTAAACAATCTCCTTGTCCGGTTGGAGAAAGTAGAGAACCGGGTAAATCATTTAACATCACTTTTAACATCCTAACATGGAAAATAAGCGAAAGTACGTAGGTCGTGTTGAAACCAAGTCAACACAATATGGTGACATCATCAAGCTGGGAATCGGCCCAAATGATTTCGAAATCATCAACGCATCAAAGAGTGCAAAGGGATGGGTAACCATCGACATCAAGGCCAAGCAAGGCGGAGGCTACTATGGGGAGATTGCTACCTTTGAGCCGAAGTCGAACTATGGTCAGCCAAAGCAGGCTACCCCGGTCAATGATGACTTGTTCTAATTAAAATAGGGAGGGGAGTAGGAATATCGAAACCCTCCCGACTTTTAAAATTGGAAGATAACAATATCTACCACCTTGAGGTGCAATATAGGTGGACAACAAAGCGTGGAAACGCACTAACGCACCACTACAAAGATGACTACGCCATATCAAGATATAAGGATCTGGAGTACCTGAACCTTGATAACGTGAACTACACAATGGCGTTGAAACGCCTTGGACTAATGGGAAAATCACTTCACGAATTTAAGGTAATGAAGATTTACAGCTCAAAGGTGGTTGGACAACACCAATAACACACACAAACACACACAACTATGCAAGATTTCATCTTTACACTTGACAACATAAAGGAGCAAGTGAACAATATGCGCCAAAATGGCGTAAAGAAAGGAGAATGGGTTGGGTTCGACCAGCTCTTCGACAAGTATTCAATAAAGCGAGGAAGCACTACATATATTTATGCAGGTGCGCACCAAGGCAAGTCACAATTTGCCTTTGAGATTATGATGAACTTGGCCGAGTTCTCCGGTTGGAAGTGGGCAGTATACACTCCGGAAACGGGGTCCCCTGCCGAGGTTTATGCAGAACTCGCATGGTGCTATCTTCGGAAGCCATTCCTATTGAACGACAAGATTAACGCTACAGATCTTGATGCAGAGAAGGCTTTAAAGTTCTTGAACGAACACTTTTATGTGATTGACCCGGGACTAAAGGACTTGACGATTGAGGGCTTCTATACTGCGGTAGAAGAGATTGAGAAGCGTGGTATCAAGATTGACGGATGCCTTGTGGACCCGTTCACGGAAATTAAGACGGATGTTGCAGCCGGGCTACGTGACGATATCGCCATCGGCCAGATCCTAACCAAAGTGCGTAAGCACTCCAACGATAAGGACTACCACACCATCGTAACAGTTCACACCAAGCATCAGCAGGCAAAGTATAAGAACGGAATCCCATATGTTGACGTTCCTACCATGAACGATATAGCAGGAGGTATGCAATGGTCACGCAAGGGCATGATGATTGTCAACGTATGGCGCTGCCCATATGGCCTGGAAGACGAGAAGGGCGTACCCTATGAGCCAAACCAAGTGAAGATATCTATTGTTAAGGCAAAGCCGAAAATTGTAGGTGGCCTTGGATATATTTATATGTATTACGACAAGTTGAGCAATCGATATTACACTTACGATGAGTCAGGTCAGCGAAACTATTCTCATGCCCGGCACAAAGCACCATTAATTATTGAGCAAAAGGATTTAGAGTTTTAATTGATTAAAATGGAACAAGAACAATTCATAAGGATTGCACTTGCACGGCTTCGCAAGTATTATCCATACTACCCGCAAAGAATCGCTATCGCAGCGCAAATGTATCGGAAATGGTTGATTCGAAATAAGTAGTGTAAGATGAAAGATTACATTATATCCGACCCCGGTGATGAACAAGAGCATATACAGCTCAATAGAAGAGCTAATACGGCTCAAATTGTAAAGTAAATGAGCCACAAAGTGTAAAATGATAACCTTTAACACCAAAGAGAAATGAAAAACAAAATGGCAAAATTTAAGAAAGG